AGGAGAGGACCAGTTCCAATGTCGTACTCATCAATGCGGTGGAAATGTCCAATCATTACAGCGTCAAAGCCTGTGAACCTAGTGTCTCCCTCTACTAATCTATCGCCGTACTGAACTACTGATCGGAGTTTTGTGATAGCACTTGTAATAGAGTTGAGTCCACCACCACCAGCAACAGAATCCCCATGCATGATAAGAACACGTTGGTTAGCCACTTCAAAGATGTGCATGAAACTCTTAGGAATCTCGAACGAAACATTAGTCAAGTCCCTACAGAAGGCGGCAACCCATTGGTACATCATGTAATCCCAGTCCATGTACTTCTCTTTAGACGGAATCTTACGAGTCATACGACCGTGGTTACCTACTACAGCGGGTACTCGTATTTGAGGGAAGTGTGAGGATAACTCTCGAATAGACTGAGCGATCAGGTGTGCGCCGTTCATCATCTGCATCATACAGTTCTCTGCGTTGGTACGGGCTAATTCTTCATGAATGTCACCTGAAATCATGTCACCGAGCATAGGTATGACGAGTTCTTTGATCGGGGCAATATTACGACGTAGATTAGATAGGTTGATGACCTGATACGTCCAGCCATATAGACGTTTGTTGAACAATTCAATGTCATACTGGGAAAGTCCGTATGTTTGATTAATATCCACACGGTCACCTACGTGTGTGTCGGTGAGTGGAGCCACTACGGACTGAGGGGTTTCGCCCCTGTGTACACCAGACGACGGTGGATTATATACTCTTGCCTCGACTGGGGGAAGTGAAACAGCTAACTTAATAGCGTCGTGAAATACTTGTGTGAACACCTCTGAGGAGGCTTGCTTCCTCATTAAGGTTTCGTATTTAGCCTTGTAGTTGTCCCGTTCTGCTTTTAGCTTATATGTTTTAAGGTCTTGTACTACATCTTCTGAAACATCTTTAGCGGTGGAAGGGTCAATGTCTGCTGATTTCTGTAAGTAACCAGTGCTGTCATACCATCGTTGGATAGTGCTACGATGAACACCGACCCCGAAGTCTTTGAGCACCTCGTCTCGAATTTCAGTCCAACCTTTTTCCTGCTCACGCATCTCAACAATTCTCTTGCGAACCTTCATCATGCGTTCGTCTTTGAGGTCAAATAAACTAGTCAAATCTTACTCCTTATTCGGGAGCGCCATCTTCTTTTCTCTTGGTCTTTTTAGACTTATTCCCTCGTGGACTGTCTAAATGTTGACCGGAAGCGGAAGCACCCAATGTGTGCGTAGCGTAGGCCCCTAGCCCACCTTGTCCTAATTGTAACATGCTACTTATGCTTGTCAAGGCTTTCTCTAAACGAACGTCGCTTTTAGGTTGGATCGGCATTACCGCTTTCTTTCTCGTCTAAATATTTATTCAACAGCGCATCAAGTTCAATTGTAGTTTCTGAATCTTCTACTTCAGCTTGAATTAAATCAATAAGGGTCATCTGCTTTTTAACATCTGTTTCTATCCCTGCACGATAGGCTGTATTATTTTTCTGATCCTCAGTTGTATCGGCTGGGGGAATATACCCTCCTACAGTTGAGGAACGAGGCTCCCCTTTAAAGGTTTTAGCTTCTACCCTACCCTTTCTGTTGTCCATAAGACTAGTTGATACAGATTTTATAAGATCAATTGTAAAGTCCTCAACTATCCCGCTACTTTCCCCACTCATTTTGGAGAGTGATTTTCGTTGCAGGAAAGTATCCAACTTCTGAGGGCCACTTTTAGGTTTTTTCTTATCCTTTTTGCCTTTTGAACCACTATATGTCGTAGTAAAGACCCCCGGATCAGAAGCTACTGCCACCGTTCCACCGTCGAATTCCTTTAAGAATTTTTGAAGCTCTTTTACTGCGGGCGTTCCACCTTGTGCAGTAACAGCAAAATCATGTCCTGATGCCGCCTTTCCATGTGCCTTCGCACGTCGTAAATTACCAGTCTTTAAAGCCCTACGTGATAGCTGTTCGTGGTGTTCTTTAGCCCTATTATGATAATCCGGGCCAGCTACCTTTTTATCTGGGTGATGGATAGCTTTGACACCATCACCATAATAATATGTTGTAGTCCCGTCTCTAGCAACATCTCGCCTAATATACAAGTGCCCTTTGCGTTCTTCAGGGGAAGTTCTTAAATACTTTTTATGATCCTCATCTTCTGGACGTATACTGGTTTCGGGTACATCCCCGTCATGTTTAGTATCTTTAGGATCAAATTTCATAGCATCAGGCATTATTGTTCATCCTCATTTTCATAAGAGTATGGGCCTTTCTTTTCACGCTCTGCTACTGTAGTAGATCGCCTATTTTCAGGCTTATGTATTGAAGATGTACTAAATGTGGCTTTCTCAATAAAACCTACCCCATTAGCGGTAAGGTTAGCCACATATTCTGTTCCGTCTGATTCAAACCATAACCTACTTCCATCAGGGCTGGGGCCTTTAATAATAGGAGCAAACCCCTTATCCATTAAATCTTGAATCCACGTCTTACCTGAGCCTAAAGATTTAGCCAAACCATGAATCCTATCAATAGTCTTTTTATCTCTGGCTTCGCTATATTCATCTACATCACGTTCCATTAACGGAGTTTTATCCATTGCTGTGGGTACTCTACCAAACCGTGGAACTTTTACAGCATCCACAGGGTCATCTGATAATTCTAATTGCATAGGGTTCATCTCCGGGGGTACCCCTTCCCCGCCAGCTTGTTGAGCCATCTGATCAGCTTGAGCCTGAGCTTGTACTGCTTGCTGCTCTATCTGTTGGTGCATAGATTCTACTCCCAGAACTTGACTTTCACCTTCAATCTGGGCTAGTGGAACTGGTTCGCCTGTTACAACAAACATAATATCATCCATATCTACGTTTTCATTTTTTAGTTTCAATGTGTAGCCCATATCTAATAAAATCTTAGCGTTGTTCACACGCTGTTGGGAGAAACTAATCCGTGTGGCTTCTGCCTTTTCTTCTGGGTTAGGTAGCACTAACTCGAAATCTGTAATCCCGAAAGCCTCTAATAATCTAGGGAACACCTTGTCTTTAATCCGCCGTTGATCAGACTCTACAGTTCTACCCATTACTACAAGTTGGGAGGTTTGAGTTGACATGCCCCCAAATGAATCAGGGTTTCCTTGCCATACGGGAGTGACTCCCCATATAGCGGCGATTCGTTCCCTGATTTCGTCCTTAATTGGTAGGTAATCCATTTCCTGTAAGGTGTGGAATAGTCGTACCATATCAACTCGACCACGCTGGTTTCTGGCACTTACCGCAATCATGGGAACATAGTTGGGGTCTTTACGTGTTTCTGCTTGAATAATAGCTCGTTCACGCTTCAACGCTTCTGGGTCATCAGTCTGAACCATCAACATGGATGCGGGCATCTTACGCTCAAAGAAGTAACGGTATAGGTTTTTATCCATACCTATTAAAGTCAAAGCCTTTTCAAAAATAGTAAGGATGGGGGACATGCCGTATGTCTCAGTTGGGGTAAACTTTGACGTATGAATAATTTCATTTTCTAGGAAATAAATTACTTGTGTGCGATGAAGGAACCTGTACATGGCTCCCCGAAGTTCTATCCCACAGGGTTCCCCCTCTTCTCCGTCCTCTACGTGTTCGGGAATCTTGCAGTTACCGGGAGATTCAGTAACAGCTTCACGATGAATAGGACAAATGAAATGTGTGTTACTGGGAAGACCCATCTCGTCTAGGTCAAATTCTATCAATGCGGGGTTCATTCTTCGGATTTCTACTACTTTCGAAGAAACCTTATTCTTTTCATCCGCTACATATTCTTTTACCAAATAAAGAAAGGCGTCATCAATTGTATTAACATCAAATTCAAATAGCCTGAGTACTTCTTCCAGCGTCTGACCAAATTGGTTGGCGTGGCGCATTACTTTTTTCATTCTAGTTAGTTGTTTTGGGTCAGGGGTGTCTGTGGTAGCCGAGAAGGACAACCCTTGCCTGAATACCTCGTTAATGATATGGCTGATAGGAGCACGTATTTCTTCAACTGTATATGAAATATTCTGTAAGTCAGAAATTAGCTGGCGTCTATATGCCAGTTGGTTACGTATGTAAGAGTTGGCAATGTAATCGACCCCGAACTCCGGGCTTCTACCCTTTTCCCTATCATCAGAACCTTTCATGATAAGATTTTCGTTAAAGTTTGCTAACGAATCTAACACAGAGGAAGCCGAATCCCTTTTTTGTATAAAGGGACTACTGGGGCCGACAAACTCATCTAAACGCATTAGTCATTAAGTCCTATCATGTTTTCCGCTTGCCCCATACCAGCTAGTTTCGAAATAATCATCTGCTTTATAAGAAAGCTCTCTGATACCTCACTAGGTGGAGCAGGTTGTTGAATATTTAGTAGAGGTTCTCTCTCGGCTTGTGCAGAGTCTAGGTCTAGAAGCTGCTCACTTAAACTTTCATTTTCTCTTTCTAAAACAATTTTGTCGGCTTCAAGTTCTTCAACCTTGGCTTCTAAAGCTTGAATTTCGGCAATAGCGGCACTTTGTAAGTAGCCTCCTTTGGTTGCCTCTCGTATCACTGCTAAATACTGCCCCTCTGTAAGTAAAGTTACAGCGGTATGATTATCAGGAATATCTTCACTATCTTCTATTGTATTTAGGGATTCATCCCATGAATCTAAAACTCTCCACGTACCTGATGCATCTCTTTTGGCTACATACTGAAGGTCGTATGTTTTGCTTAGTCTGTCCGCTATATCTTGATCACTCACGAGAGCCTCCTAGTCTTTATTCTTTCTTATTATACTGCTAATGCGATGATTTTAAGCAATATGACACTTAGACCACCCACAACTTTTGCAAGTAGAGCATCCTGATTCTTCTACAATAAAGGGGTCGTCGCAACAATTTTCTTCTGAACCAGATAATCCTAACCACTTTAAATCAGAAGGGGAATCAGCATATAAAGCTTGAAGTTTAAATTCATTATCCCCGCCTGAAGCCATGGAAGGTATCATGGCTAGCTGAGAAAAATCCATACTTTCTATCTTAGCTTCCTCGTTAGCCTTGGACACTAGAACCTCCTTATCGCGAGAACCGGACCTATACACTGTAATACCTTTACATTCAGTTCTCCATGCTTCCAGATAGACCGTTGCTATATTTTCAACTGTTGCATCGTTGGGGAAATTGATTGTTTTAGATATGCCAGAATCACAATATTCTTGGAAAGCTGCTTGCATACTCACATGCGCCTCACCGGGGATATCGGCAGAAGTTACAAAAACATCTTTCGCCCACTGCGGGACATCATCTCTGTCCTGAATGGAGCCGCCATCAGCCACATATTCCATTAAGTCTTCAGAATAAAAACCTGAATCTTTAGCGGTGCTTTTAAAATATTTGTTTGCGTAAAAGAATTCCTGCCCCTCAAGTATGTTTTGTTTACGCCAAACTAAGGCAAAGGTAGGTTCTATACCACTAGATGTATCCGCAAGCATAGAAATCGTCCCTGTGGGGGCTACGGTAAGGCGGCAAGCATTACGATATTTAGGGCCATTTTCTTTGGCGTAATCGCTGCGATCCCACGCAGGAAAAACTCCACGTTCCTGTGCTAATTCTACGGAAGTGTCATCTGCTATTCTTTGGATGTATTTCATAACAGTCGCTCCCACTTCCCGACCGCTCTTCGTATTGTATCCTATTTTCAATTTAATAAGTAAGTCAGCAAAACCCATAACTCCTAAACCAATCTTTCTAGTTGATTTAGTCATCTGTTCTATTTCGGTGGTAGCGTAATAATTCGCGTCAATAATATTATCTAGGAATCTGGTGGACAACTTGACTACAGAAGATAGTTCATTCCAATCTAATAAGTCCTGCCAACTTGTACTATCTGTAGGAATATAGAATTGTGCTAAGTTAATAGACCCTAAATTACAAGACTCATTTCCCAACAAGGGTTGCTCTCCACAAGGGTTAGTTGCTATCATATCGCCATATTGATCGCTAACTTTATTATCACGATTTATACGGTCTAAAAATACCATTCCCGGTTCCCCGTTTTCCCACGCTCCTTCAATAATCTTATTAAAGACAGTACGAGCATTATGTTCCCCTACAACTGTCTGGGTATGCGGGTCAATTAACGGGTAATGGACTTCCGCAGCAACGGCTTGCATGAAGGCGGTATCTACCCCAACAGAGATATTAAAGTTATGTATATTACCTTCTTCTGACTTACAGGATATAAACTCAAGAATATCAGGATGGTGAACATCCAAAACAGTCATGTTTGCTCCATCCCTTTTCCCCCCTTGAGTGATCATTGATGATACACGGCTCAACGTTTTTAACACTTCAATCGGACCACAAGCCCTCCCATGTGTTGACGCAATGTTAGCTCCCTTTGGTCGTAGCTTAGATAGGGAAAACCCTGTGCCCCCACCAAATTTTTGAACCATGGCTGCGTCAGTCGCACCTTTCATAATTCCTTCCATGGTGTCTTCCATTGGAAGTACAAAACAAGCGGAAAGAGTCCCTTGATGAGTTCCAGCATTCATTATAGTGGGAGAGTTGGGAACAAATTTTAGATTATCCATCATTTCAAAAAACTGGTCGGTAATGAGTTGGGTTTCAGCTTTCGACTTTTCATACATTTGTTCTACCGAACCTACGGCTTTCGCAACACGTTTGAACATGTCAATGGAATTCTCAACTGTCTCCCCCGTTTTATCTTTTAAGTAATATCGTTTTTTTGCAATTATTTCGGCTTGGGGGGTAAGATCAGCCATGTATTTGAGCCTCCGCTTTCATTCTTCTTTTCGTGAACCACATTGTAAACACAGACGATTATTTCGTACCCACATCTTTGGGATACATAGGTCTTCCTGACACGCAGGATTGGGGCCTTTTAATCGTATTTCATCTTTAGGGATACCTTTATTATACTCGTTCTCTTTCTGTTCTACCACCTTGAAAAGGTCAGTTTCTTTGTCATTTACTGCTACATCTAAAGAGTGGGTAGTGGGCTGCTTGGAACCATCTATATCCTCCATCCAATCCAGAACATTTCCTATGTTAGTAAACCCCATAGACCTACTATCATACACTGCCCGTAGAGCCATTGCAATAGAGAAAAAGGCGTCCCCGTGTCCTTCTACGGTATCAGGGGCCTTTAGTTCATTGTTTACTGCAAGTACCTGAGAACGTTGACGTTCATCACGTAACAGACGTAATTTACCAGAATGAACGTATTCCTCGAATATTTGTGCCATTTCATTTTTAGACTTTAGCGAGAAGTGCATGGGATACCACTTATTGTTAAGGCCTCTATCTTCTAGCTCCCCACGAGTGTTATCGTAAAAAGCATAGTCTAAATCAAAATTGTCCACTAAAGAATTTAAATATTTTACTTGGGCGGTAAATTCCCAATTATCAAGCCATGATTGATGTACTTGAGTT